ATGAAAGATATCAAAAATTACACCGATAAAGAATTAAAAGAAAAAATTATGCAAGATTTAGAGGATGAATTTAGGATTTTGTACAAAAAACTTTTAAAAGAGAAAGATTATCTTGCTAGGGATAATATATTAGAGCTTATGACTATTTATAATATGGGTATAAACTCTTATTCAATCGCTAAAAACCTTGAGATGAATGAAGATAAAAGTCTTATACAAGTTCCTTTGTTTGAAAGATATATTATAGGTAGAAAATTTGTGGTTAAATACAATAATGAAAAACAAAGATATGAACTAAAAAGCACCTTTTGTGAATTTTAAGGAGAAAAGATGAAATACCCTAATGTTTATGTGAAATTAGTAGGAGAAGATGGCAATGCTTTTAGTATTTTAGCAAGAGTAAGCAATGCTTTGAAAAAAGCAGGTGTAAGCAAAGAAGAAATAAGTCAATTTCAAAAAGAAGCCATGAGTAGTGATTATAATCATTTATTAAATGTGGTGCAAGATTGGGTTAATACAAATTGATTTCAAAAAGATGTCAAACAACAGCACACATTAAGCCTTGTCAAGCTAATGTTGTCTTATCAAAACAAAAGGAGATAAGATGAGTAAAGTAATAGCAGATATCAAAAAAGGTTTTAGAAAGACTTTTATAAACGCAATTTGCAACCATAACAATGAACTTGTTTTAGAATATCTTAAAAATGGTATGAGTGCTACTAAAGAATGCATGGGCGAAGAACCTATGTTTTATGCAATAACTCATAATAATTTTGGAGCGATTTTACTTTTATTAAAATACGGTGCTATTTTAGATAAAGAGTATCTAGAAGAAAGCAATAAAGATTTTAGCAAAGAAGCTCTAAAGTTTTTAAGCTCTTTACTAAAATAAAAGAGAGTATTTTTACTCTCTTAGCTTTTAAAAATTCATAATCAAAAGCTCTTTACTTTCTTTTCTTTTTAAAACATTATTATTTAAAGAATACCTTACTTTTAATTCCTTAATATTAAAATCTTTATAAAGCTCTCTTATAAGCTCACAATCATTATAAGAAAGCATAAATTTACCCTTGATATTTTTAAGCAAATTACATAAAAGTTCATGTTCTTTTAGCCCAAAACCTCCTGTGTTTTTATAATAATTCTCAGTACCCACATAAGGCGGATCTAAATAAAACAAAGCTTCATTATAATCATATTCTTTTAAGATATATTCAAAGCTTTTATTTTCAATACTAGCATTTTTAAGCCTTTTTGTATATAAGCTAAAATCCCTACATAATCTCTTTGGTGTTCTTTGTTTACTCATAGCAAATTGTCCCATACTTGATCCAAAAGAAGTACTGATAAGATAAAAATAAAAAGCTGCTCTTTCTATATTGTTTCTTGGTTTAATTTCTTTGTTTTTAAGCATATGGAATATTTTTCTACTTACCAACATAGAATGAAGTATGCTTGGAAGGGCTTTTTTGATAAAAAACACTTAAAGCTCCTCCAAAAACTTCAATATAGCTTTTATGCTCAGGCATTAAAGCGATGATTTCTTTAGCTAAATAGTTTTTGCCACCTACCCAAGCAAATGGAGCTTTTAATTTAGTTTGCGTAGGTTTAATTAATGGGCTAGTTTTTAGAAATTTGTCTGTATTGATTTTCATACAAACTCCTTTCAAAATAAAATTTAATTAACTAGTTTTTAAAAATAAAGCTATAATGCTTTTGCTAGTTTTTAGAAAAAGGAGAGCTTATGCTTTCCTTGCTATTATTTCTTGGCAATCTTTACAATAAAATCTTTAGTATCTTTATAAATCACGCTTCTTATGCTTTGATGTAAAACATTATTATTATCTATAGGCAAAAAAGATCTTGCAGGTATATTTTTCTTTCTACTACCATATTGATGAACGAGTCCATATTTAAAACCACTTTTGCTCTGCATATTATTAAAGACTTTTACGCCACTTTTAGTAGGTTCGCTTTGCCAATTTAAATCATTACTTAAATCCCCATCTCTTTTTAAAATTCCTTTATTCTTACCATCTTTTATTTTTTGCTTTATGGTAGCTGGTTTTAAGCTTTTCCATTTTCCATTAAAAATGCTGCGCTCATTTTTAAAAGAATCTATAATGCTATTTCTTATACTCTCACCAGCACCTGCCATAATGCTTTGCCCGTGTTTATCCATATCTATTAATTTATCACAAGCTTTAAAAAAGTTTTCAATCCCTTTAATCTCTATATATTCACTCATATTTTATCCATAAATTGTAGTGTTAATTTTGTTTTGTTCTTGCTTTCTTAAAGCGTCGAATACACTTTTTTGTATAGCATTTGCAAATTCTTGCATATTAAAATTGCCATCTTTAGTCGCTATGTTAAAAGTGCCATTAACACTTACATTGATATTGCCATTATTAAAGCTTGGAGTATGGTTTATACTTTTTGCTTGTAATTCATCTTTATAAGTATTTGTGGCAAAGATTTTTTCTTTGGTTTGTTCGTTTTGGCTTATCTTAACTTCTTTATCATCCCCAAGCCCTACAAAATCAAGAGCATCTTTTATAAAGCCACTTATGGATGAAATCATATCTCCTACCCAAGAAAGCTTAGAGGCAAACCATTCAAATAAAGAACCAAAAATACTATAAAAGAAATCCCCAATGCCTTGCCAAATAGAATTTAAAAACTCAGCTAATGGAGAAGCAACACTCATAATAATATCTTTAAAACTTGCAAATACAAGAGCACATTTATCAAACACCCATTTAAAAACTTCATAAATGGGCTTCCAAATAAATTTTAATATCCCCACAAAAGGAAAGATGATATTTAAAGCATTGTTTTTAAAATAGCCAATCACACCGCTGCATTTATTAAACACGGCTTTAATGGCATTGTATATAGGTTCCCAAACAGGTCTAAGCCATTCTATAAAAGACATAAACCATGATTTAACCCTATCCCAATTTGCAATGATGAGCCCAGCCACTATTGCAATACCTCCTAAAATAAGACCAATAGGATTGCTCATCATGGCCACGCTTAATACTCTAATACCAATAGCCACAAGCTTAAAGACTTTATTAAGTCCTATTAAAACAAAAGATAAGACTTTAAGAGAAGCTGTGTAAATATTAGTTGTGATGGTTTTTACTTTTAAAGTAATATTAGATAATATACAAGAATTACGAAAAGCTAAAAGATGTATTCTTGTTTTAATCAAAGCACTTTTAAGCAAAATGGTGCAATCTTTAAGATAGTTTTTAGCAATAGCATAAGCTAAGACTGCAGGTTTGGCGAGCAAAAAAGTGGCTATAAGTCCTCCTAAAACCCCATTAAGACCAGGGACAAGTCCTGTAATATAAGTGATACTATTAACAAGATAAGAAATTCCAGCACTCACCCATGATATTGCAGGTAAAAAAACCGAACCTAAATTAATAGCTAAAGAATTAAAAGCATTTTTCATTAATATAATAGAATTTTCAGTGGTAGCAGCCCTTGTATCAAATTCCCTTTGTAAAGAGCCTTTTTTTGCTTCATCACCAGCATTTTTTAAAGCTTCTTTATAAGTGTCAAGCCCTCCAACAAGAGTTGCCATATCATCTGCAAATTCACGACCAAAAATATCAACTAAAACACCCATTTGTTCTTTTTGGTCTAGTTTTGAAATTCTTTGTAAAAACATATCTAAAGCTTTTTGAGGATCATCAAAACTGGCTTGTTTTAAAAATGCTCCACTTATACCAAGCTTTGCAAAAGCAGATTCAGTCTTAGTTCCCATATTATCAGCTGTGGCTAAAACGCGGTAAAGACTATTAATAGCTGTTCCTGCTACTTCAGGTCCCTTACCTAAAGATATAAAAGAAGAGCTTAAAGCCGCAATTTGTTCTTTAGTAAATCCTATTTGCTTTCCAGCAGCTGCAGTTCTTTTCATAACATCAATAATCTCTCTAGCCTTAGATGCACTATTATCTGAAAGATTATTAATACTATCACCTAAATCCTCCATGTCTTTTAAAGAAATGCCTAAAATATTTTTAATTTTCGCAACGCTATCTCCCACATCTTCAGCGCTCATATCAAATGCCACTTTCATTTTAGTTACAAGATTTGTAAATTCTCTTACATCTTTTGAGCCAAGTCCAATCTGTCCTCCAGCAGCAGCTATAGCTGCTAACTCATTGGCAGTAACAGGTAAAGTTTGAGACATCTTAAGGATATCAGCACTCATTTTTTTAATATCATCGCCTTCATCAAAATTCACAACCTTTCTCACATCAGCCATAGCAGATTCAAAGCTGATAGCTTCTCCTAAACCCTTACCAATAATTCCACCTCGAATAACATTACCTAAACTTAAAAGCTCATCTTGCAAACCTTTTCTTTGAGCTTTTAATTCCGCTCTTAAATTGGCATTGAGTTTAAGAGTGTTTAATTCTTTTTGCAATCCACTAATGCCGAGTTTAGTTTTTGCTGCTATTTTTTCTAAATTGCTAAAATCTTTAACTACCTTGCCAACGGCACTTGCGTTTTTAATCGCTAGTCCTAAAATAACACCAATTCCAATACTTCCAGCATTTTCCATATTCAACCCTTTTTAAGCGATTGTATTTTAAAATCTTTACTATGAAAGTTTTAAAATTTATTAACGATGATATAATTTCACATATTGCCTTATTATTAACAACGCTCATACCTGCTTTTTACATAAGCTATCAAAGTGCAAGTGATGGTTTTTTTAATACAATGGCTATTTTTATTTTTTCTTATTTTATAAGCATTATCATAACTGCTATTTTAGTGATGATTATGCCACCCATTGCTTTATTGCTTATTTTACCCACTTGGCTAATTGTAATAAGTTTAGATTTTATTCTTTTTGCTATTTTAAAAATTTATTTTTTGAAAAATAAAACAATCAAAAACTCTTAGCCTTTAAAAATTCTTTTGAAATTTCCAAAGCTTCTTCAAACTCATCTAAGCTTAAATCTAAAACTTCATTTAATCCCCAATGTAAAGTATGACTTATAAGAGCTACAGCTTCTAAGCTATAACTCCTGCTTCTACCAAAAAATCTTTAAGAGCGTCCTGTAAAGCTTTAAAGTCCTTAAGATTTAAGTCTTCGATTTCACTTTCTTGCTTATTAGTAAGTGTAGCTATCATATTAATAGTTTGCTCCATTTCTTTTTCACTTTTATTAGTAGCGTTTTTTAATACACGCACATTTGGTTCTCTCATTTTTAATTCTTCGCCATTTTCAAGTTTGATTATTTTTTCTTTCATTTTTCTTTCCTTTTTTTTAAAACAAAGCAAAGCTTATGCTATTGCTTTGCTATATAAAGCCCTAAGGCAACTTTTTTACTTTTAAACACCGATTAATTAGTGTTTAAAGGGTTAAATTACTTCTTACATCACTCATCATATCCACACCATTTATCATTAAAATAGTGTTTTTATGATCGTAGGTAATGATAGGAATGTTATTGCGGCGTTGCATATAAAAATGAACTGCCATTTTAATTTCAGCTTCTACTTCCTTTCCACTTTCATGATCACTTTCACTTATGCTTATAAACTCTCCTAAAAACTCGGCACTAATACCATAGTTTTTTCCTCCTTTATGAACGCTTTCTCTAAATAATAAAGGAGCTTTAATTTCACTAAAAGTGGTATGAAAGAAAGCCGCATAAAGCACTGGATCAACAACGGCTAATTTAAAGCTAATTTCTAAGGGCTTTAAAACACCGCTGCTATAATTTGCTCCCAAGACTCCTTTGGTTTCAATCATCTCTTGTTCTATGTCAGGCAATTTTAAATTTCTAACTACCCCAAGATAACCTTGTCCATCTATGTAAATGTTACCTTCTTGTATAACTTCACCAATCATTCTTTTCATTTTTAATCTCCTTTTAAAATTTATTAACTATCTGCACTAATAGTTTTAATCAAATCACTTGCCCACTTATCAGAGTAGATAAACTCTAAAGTGATTTGCTTAACGATTGGATTATTCATCATTTTTATATTTAGATAAAACTTACCAGCACTCACATTGGCATCTGTGTTTCTTTCTTCATCCCAGCTTACCTCATAGCCAATTAAAACCTTAGCTCCTTTTAAATCTCTTAGCAATTCTTCAATGCTGATTTTTATAAAATATAATTCACTTGCTTTTTTATCAATAGCCTTAAAAGCTGCTTTTTGTCCTGCTAGGGCTATACGATCAAAAGTTCTTACACGAGCTAAATCTTGCCAAATCGTATCTTCATGGCTAGTCTCCCCACCCCAAGAGCGATAACCTTCACCTAAAATACAAGTTGAAATGTGAGCATTTCTTAATCTTTCTGCATCACAATCAAAGCCATTGATAAACTCTATAAAATACTCTGTGCCAGTAACCCCATTCATCACTCTATTTGAGTAAGAATCACTAAAGCCATATTCTTTATCTCCATCTGTATGGGCTATTAAACCTGCGATGATAGGAGATTGTGGAACATAAGCGTATTTTCCTTGTGTATTTAAGATTTGAACCTGTGGCCAAGTGGCAATTAATCTTTTAGAGCTAAAAGCCTCCATTGTATTAATAGCTTCGCCAACATTTGTAGCGTAAAGATCCACAATAGCTGTGATATTCATAGAACTTGCCACACTTTCAAGCTTAGCCTTTACTCCTGCTTCATGTGAGTAATAAGGAGCAATGATTAAATCAGGACTAAAGCCTGTTTTATGCTTTGCTTTTTTAAAAGCTTCTATGGCATTAACAATATGGGTTAAAGTGTTTTCACTTTCCTCGCTTTCTTCAAAAAAGCTGATAATTATGACATTAAAAACATTTTGTAAATTGATACATTCTAAAGTATCTAAAAGTCTAAAATCTTGTAAGTTATTTTCTTTGATTAAATCGTTTACAAATTCTTTTGCTTTACTTACATTTGAAAAGGCAAAGATTGGAAAGATATCCACGCTTTCATAGCCCCAGCAATACCAATAGGCGTATCACTTTGCACTTTAATAGGACTTGCTGCACCATTACTGATATTAAAATTAACTCCATAATTTGCTGCCATTATTCACTCCTTATTTCTTTACATTTTTTGTATTTTTTGTTTTTTTAGGATTTAAATTAAGCTCTTTTTTCATAACAATTTGATCTTGTTTAGAAATTTCAAATAAAAAGGCATAATCTCCATAAGTATCAGAACTAGCTTCTAACTTTTCAACATTAAAATCTTCACTTTGAATTTCTTGCTCACCTATAAAAATGGATTTTTTTACTCTTACATTGGTAATTTCTGTTTGACCATAATATCCATTACCTCTAGCAAAAAGCTTATTAGGCATTGGTGTATTTTCAAGTTCTATGTTTACCTCTCTCGTTCCTGAACTAGACCATAAGCAACACTCATCAGAACCACCATTATATTTTTTAAACACATGGGCGATTTTGTGATAGGTTTCTTGATAAATACCACTTGTCTTAATCGTTCCTAAAATTTGGTTTTCTCCTGCAATAGGATTAGAATCTATAAATCACTCATACAACCCCCATATTGTCCACCTGTTGTAGTGTTATCAAATGTGATGATGATTTTTTCTTTAGGGGCAATATCATTGCTACCATCTCCTAGTAAATCAACCCAGCTTGTAAAATCATTATCATTAGCAATACAAATAAATAATTGCTTTTTACTTTCTACAACCGCCCAAATTTCTCCTACTTTAGCTTGTGTATTGTAGTTAGGTGGAGTTTTTGATATTTTTATGTTTGTATTTTGGAAATTTTGATCTTTTAAAATTTCTCTAATGAGACTTTTAAGCTCCTCTTGATTAGCAAGCCCTTCTTTAAAAAGATTTAGTTTTTTATCTATAAGTTCATTAACTTTTTGAGCGTTAAGCTTATCACTAACTATAGGTTCGCTTGGCTCTTTTGAGCTTTGATTGGCATTTGGAATATAAGAAATTCCATAATCTTTCATTTTAACTCCTTTTTTATTGATTTAAATATGCACTTTATTACATGATAAAGATTGCATGAGTGATAAAATACAAAGATTTTAAACTTTGAACATCCAAGAAAAGCCATTGCCTCTTTTAATGCTAAATCAGCTATTTTATAGTCGCTCCTAGAGTTTGCTTTTTCACATAAAAAATCATGCACCACGCAAGCACTAAAATACTCGCTTTTAAATGGCGGAAACAAAGACCAAAAAAGGCGTGGGATACTTGCACCATCTGTTTTAAAGCCTTTTGGAACAATGCCTTTGTAATTTGGCAAAGAAAACTCATAATTTTCTACAACTTCAAATTTATCTTTATCGTATGGCTTTACGCATACTCTTTTTAATTCTGTTTTAGTCATTTTTATCCTCCCATGTAAATTCAAATCTTAAAAACGGCAAGTTGATAGTTTGTGCATGATAAAAAGCATTTTTGGCTTGTTTTTCATAATGATATTCCCTCAATGCCTTTGTAGTAAAAAAGATAAAGTTTTTATGATTTAAGGAATAAAGTCTAGAGTTTTCTTTTAAAAAAGAGCTTATATCATAAATTAAATATCCTTCTAATTCCAAGCTTTCATTAAGCAGTTTTTCTAAATACAAATGCTTTGTTTCAATATGCAAGGTTTTTTCTCTTTTTTCATCTCCATAAACCTTAGCCTCTCCGCCAAGCAAACTCATATAAATAAAATTGCTTAAAGTTTCTTTTGTACTGTAATCAAACACTTCTTTTTTTATTAAAAGCTTGATATTATCCTTAGAACTTATTTTAAAACTTTTATATAAAGCATCCTTTTCAAAATCAAGCAAAGCTAATTCATCATTTACGCTGATTAAAAAATTATCTTTTAAATAAAGCTTTTGCAAAATCTCATCATCATTTATAATGTTTTCTAAAGAATTTTTGCTTTCTCTAAATTCCAAGCTTAAATTAGGAATTAAAAAGCTTTTATAATTGTTTGTTTGATTTTGTCTTAAAAACTCATCCAAAGAGATTTCAGCTAAAGTCTTATCTGCTTTAAAAAACTCAGCATTATTTTTATAAATTGCCTTTTGCAAAGCACAAGTGTAAGATTTGCCAAGTTTAGTATCATTCCTTTCAATCGTGCAAGAAGCCTTACAAAGATGAAAATAATCACATTCTAGGCAATCTTTATGAAGCTTTAAAGAATTTTCTAAAATTCTTATATTGGTAATATTTCTTATTTTCAAACTCTCATAATTTTCATTAAAAATATTTCCTGCTCTTAACTCATTTAAAGCTTGGGATCTGTGACAAACATAAACATCACCATTTTTTTGAATGAGCAAATTATCGCCACAATTGGTGCAGTTAGTGCAGTATCCACCCAAAAATTCTTTAAACCAAAAATGTTCCAACGCAAAAGAATATTTTGTATCTTTTAGTTTTTCTCTTAAGTTTTTATAGAAACTAAGCATATCTTCATCGCTTGGCATTTGAAAGTCACCTTGTGCATTTGCACTTTGGTAAGTGAACATAATATAAAAATCACTTGCCATATCAAAGCCCAAACTTTCGAGTTTATAAACATCTCTTATAAACTCATCTACATTTAAATGCTCTTTTGTCATCGTGGTTGATATTTGTTTAAAATAAGGATAAGCGCTTAAAAGCTCAATCATCTTTAAAGTCTTTTCTAAAGTGCTTTTTCCACTTTTTAGCACTCTGTATTTTTCGTGAAATCTCAAAGGCAAATCAATACTAGCACTAATGCCTACTTCATATTTTTTAAAAAGTTCAAAAAATCTATCCAAAAAATACAAATTAGTTTTTAAATGTATATAATGATGTCCTTTTTTACTATCTTTGCTAAGAACTCTTATTAAAAAATGATTTTCTTTTTTATATTCATCTATTGCTTTTAAAAGCTCCTTAACATGCTCATAAGGACTAGCGCTTAGCTCGGCTCCGTGTAAAATAACTTCTGTGATAATCACTCCATCATCTTTTAATTTTTTGGCTATTTTTTTAAATTGTTCTGCCATATCTGTGGTTTTTTCTTTTCTTTCTGTTAGCTTTCCAAGATAACAATAACTACATGCAAAATTACAATATGAATTTGGCACAAAGGTTAAAATCTTTCCTATCATTAATACTCCTTTGCCTTTTTAAAAAGCTCATCTACAAACTCATCGCTTAGTTTTGTTTGTTGTTGAAAAAATAAAATGAGCTCATTTTGTCTTTCAAATTCAGTCGCGTATTCCCAGCTTATTTGAGTGGCTTTATCAGCACTTTGCATCATAATTTCTACATTTTCCAAAAGTCCTACTTCTAAAAGTGCGAGTTTGGCTTGTCTTATGCTTATTTTTCTTGGCACTCCAAATTCATCATAGTCTTTTAATTTTTCAAGCATTAAAGGATGATCGTTAATTAAATCATCCACTTCTTCTTTTAAAACGCTTTGAGCTATTTCTTTAAGACTTGGGATGTTTTCTTGGTATTTATCCACTTTAAGATTTGCTGAGATTTTTTCACTTTCATCAATCTCATCAAAAGGCTTAGTACCCCAAGTTAGATTATAGATCTCATAAATGAAAAAATCATATTTATCCTTGTCTTTTTTCTCTAAGCACTGATTTAAAGACTCTTTGCATTCATTTAAATGCTTTGCTTTATTAATGCTTTTTATATCCTCTAAACCCTGTAAAACCTCTAGCTTTTTAATTATTTTAGCTATGCTTTCTTCTAATTTTAAAAAATCTTCTTGACTCAAATTGTAAAACATTTCTTATCCTTAGTAATTATTGTTATTGGTAGAACCTGACGGAGCGTAAGAAATTGCTTGATACGCATAAGAAGCAGCATATTGATCGTTTAAATAATAAATTAAATGTTCCCCTTTAAGTTGGGATATAGAATAATTCGGAGCAATTTCTGGAAAACCTGAGTTAGCACATTTACTTAAATAAGTACTCATATTAACTTCACTAGGAATATTGCTCAAAGAAACCAAAACCGTTTGTCTTTTTTTTCTGTCATAATCATATTTTGCAGTTATGATCCTTTTTTCTACCCTTAACTCTGGAATAAAAGATTTAATCTCTTTTGTAAGTTCAGATCTTAAAGCATCCACCAATTGTTTTGCTACGCCTATGTTTTCTTTTTTATTGATTAAAGCTATTAATTCATCTCTTAATTGTGCATCTAAAGAAGCGGCGGTTCCTGTATTTTCCTTTTTATTGATGAGTTTTATTAATTCTGTTTTTAAAGCTTTATCCAAATTAGCTGCTACACCCTTGTCTTCCTTGGTGTTAATCAAAGCTTTTAATTCTTCTTTCAAGGTTTCAATTTTGAGTTCAAGCTCAATTTTAATAGCATCCACATAATCTCTACTTGCCATAATCACACTAGGATCTAGCTTTAAGATTACTTCTTCTGCATTAGAAAGCTCCATAACTATTTTAATCATAAGTTCTTTAGCGCTGCCTTCTTTTAGGATGGGCTTGTAAGTACGCGGTAAATTTCCCACCGCAAGCAAATCTCCTACTTCATCATAAATGCCTATGGCATTGATTTCAAAACCACCAATATCACTTGGCACATAACACATTAAATTAATATAGTTTGGATTGTTTTCATCTACGCTCTTGCTATTTATGTTAGCCTCATAGACAATTTCTTCCAAGCTTTGCATTTCTTCACTGGGTAAAATAACTTTAGAGCTTAATTTAAAGCTTTTTAAATTAACCCCGTTTCCACTTGCTCTTGCGGCAATAAATTTAGCAATGCCAATTTTAGTTAGTATGGTATAGTATTCACTTTTTGCCATTAATACACTCCTTTAAAATCAATATTAGTTTTTGATATTTCACATACAAAGATCGTGTTTGCATTTTTGGTACTTCTAATTTCATTTTCTAAAAAAGTGGTTTGAAAAGGTAAGATTTCTATAACTTCCCCGCTAATCTCTACGCTAGCATTAAAGCTATCATTTTTACTTTCAATCTCTATTTCAATAGCTTCTAAAACACTTCTGACATTTTTAAAATCATAAATTAATCTCTCTAAGATATTAAGCGTTCTTTCATCGAAACTAACATTAGTTGTGCTTACTTTAACCTTGAAAAAATAAGGCTTTCCACCATAATTAAACCACTCTTTAACCACTGCCGTTGGAAATACAGCACTTAAAGCTTCTTTTATAGCCCAAGTTGTGCCATTGTATCTATCTAAAAGCAAGGCTTTAGATATAAGCTTCCTAGCTTCTTTTTCTTCCAAACCATCAATGCTTACATCATAAGCATTGGCTAAAATTGGCAATAATCTTTCATCGCAATAAAGAGCTAGATTTGTGATACTAGATAAATTTAAATCCTCAAATCTAGTCTTGGCACTTAAGTCGATAGCCTTGCTTTGTTTTGGATGGTGATTTAAAATTAAGCTATTCATTTTGACCTTCTTTCATCACACGAACAAGTTCGTGCCAAAGAAGCAAAACTAAAGACTTCCTGCCCTATTGCTACACAACGCACCTTCATTATAATACTGCCTTTTCATAGTTAAGCAAAAAGCTAAGGGTTGCAAACTCATCATCAGCTATTATTATGTTTGCTAAAGGTAAGTCTTTTAACTCTTGCTCTTCTTCATTTATGATTTTTTCTTTAATGCTTAAAATTTCGCTTTTATAAACTCCGTCCTGATGAAGACATTTGTAAATAAATCCTAGTGCTAAATCCATCAGTTAAAGGTCTTCGCTCATCTGCACTTAAATACTCTTTAACCACATCAACACTTAATTCATCTTCACTTTTAATGATAACTCTTACTTTTCCTGCTCCATTGTTTAAAGCTTTTATGGAAGCTACTTTTGCACTTGCGCTTAAAGCGTGATAGATATAGCCTTTTTCACTTCCTGCGGTTGAAAAGCGATGTACACTCATTATGGCTCTTTCTCTTAAAGCCTCATCGCTTTCTTCACTGGCTCCACCTTTGAAAAATTCTAGTTGTTTAATCTTAGCTACAAAAGGCAGTGGAGTTTGTAAAAACTCGGTTTTACTTTCTTTACTTTGAATAAATTCATCAAGTTCTAAAATACCTTGTGCTTTACTTTGCCCTTTTTTAATCACCACTTCTTCTTTTAAAGTGGCAAGGTCTGCTTTTTCATTTGAAAAAATTGCACCTTTTGGGATGATGACATCATAAGTAAGTAAGGTATTTAATTCAAACTCTACTTTAGCTGTGGGCTTAACCCCTTTAAGCCTTTGTATCAAATAGCCATTAGCTACTACATTATCTAAATCACTTCCACTAGCATAATGAAGATAGGTTGCTTTTATGCTCTCATTAATTCTTGCTCTAATTATCATTTCCCTATAAGCAAGAGCCTCTAATACAGCTTTAAAGGGATCAGATTCTAAAAGTTCTACATCTTCTTTTAAAAAGCTTTTAAAAAGCTCTTCATAGGCTTTTAAAAGCTTTTCATAGTCTTGCTCTTCTATGATTTGTGGATAAGGAATATCTTTTAAAAAGCTTTGTTTGAAATAGCTATCATTAGCACTTAAAAGCTCACTCATTTGCTAAGCTCCATGGTTAAATCCCCATAATTTTCAAAAAGCAAGGTAATACTTAATTTATTATCCTTGCACTCATTAAGTCTTACACCTTTTAGCTTTACTCTTTTTTCCCATTTAGAAATAGCCTCCGCTGCATATCTAGTCAGTTTGATTTTAAAATCATCATCGATTTTTCTATCTATGAGTGTATAAAGCAAAGAACCATACTCGGGTCTCATTACTCTTGAACCCAAAGGGGTGATTAAAATATCTTTGATGCTTTCTTCAACACTTACCATATAACTCATTCTATGCTCCACTTGCCACCATCTGTCATGTCAATTGCTTTGGCATTTTCTTTAATTTCTTCTACAATAGCTCCAGCTAAAGCTCTTAAAAATGGCATAGAATATCTTCTATATCCTCTGCCATCATCTTCATCTTCTACTCTTAAATAGCCTTGGACTTGTAAATGTTCTTCCATTTTATAAACCAAAGAGTCTTGCGAAATTGCCATTAGATTTTACTCCTTGTATTGCTTGAGCCATGTGGATGTGGACTTCCTGTAAAAGCACAAATACATTCAGTAGTTACCACGCCTTTGCCGCCAAATCCTAAATCAATACTAGGACTATCAACTAAAACTTTATCTGCTTTAATATTTGCATTAATGCAAACAATATTTATATCTTTAGTTACATCAAGTTTTAAAGTACTTGTTTTAGAGTTGTATTCTAAATGCGTTCCATCTTCAAAATCTATATTAAAAGTATTTTCATCTGTGTTTTTTGCTCTATGTTTTTCTTGGTAAAGACCACGCAAAATAACTCCACTATTTAAATCCCCACGCACAGGTATGACTAATACTTGCTCTCCTATTCTTAAAGGAGAAAAGCTCACTGCATAAGAATTAGCTAGACTTTGAAAAACACTTAAAAAATCCGTTACCATATCTCCAATAGCAACCTTAGCTTTACCTTCTTTAATGTCGCAAATGATGCCAAGTTCGTTCATTTTAAAACCTTTGAAATAATTAAATCACTATTATCACTAAGCCATTCACAAACTGCTTCATTGGTGCTTGCTAACTCAATAATAGAATCAATAGTTTTTTTACAAGTTTGTAAATTTAAAGCCTTAACATCTACTTTTTGTGGAGCTTTAATAGTCCAATAAGTTTTAGCGTATTTATTTAAAGCTTCTAAAGTATCAATATCAAGCTCATTTTTACTAGCGCTTTCTAAAAACCTCTCAAACTCACCAATCAATGCGTTTAAAAACATAGCTTCTTTATTTTCTAAATCTTTTTCATCTCTTAAAGCGGCTAATTTTAAACTCTCCCAATCAATACCCTTGCTAAAATCATCTTTTTTCATACAGTATATACCCTGTCTGCTAAGACCTGTTAAAACACATATATCTTTGATACTTTTTCCTTGTATGAAAAGACTTTTAGCAAGTTCTTTTTTGCTCATATTTTTCCTTTAGAATTATTGCTTGAAATTATATTTTTTTATTTTTTTAAAATCAGTCTATATATACTTTAAATAGGTGGTTTAAAAGCATTTTTTATCTTATGATTATGCGAAAAAATAAAGGCTTTTGATGCGTGATTTATTATTAGAGCTTAATACAAAACTCACAAATGAAAAAGTAAAAATTTCTCCTATTGGAATAGCCAAAGGACTTGATGGGAGAGTATTTAAGATAGATGGGGAAAAATTAATCAATAATATACAAAAAAATGGACTTGATATAGCGTTAAATCTTAATCATCAAGGAGGAGAAGCTTATGGCTGGTTTGATAGAAATTCATTAGAGTTAAGAGAAGATGGCATTTATGCAAGTCTTGAGTTAACGCCCAAAGGGAAAGAACTTGTTGAAAATAAGGCTTTTAGATATTTAAGCCCTGAATATTATGTGGATGATGATAAAAATGTTATTCATTTAGACGCCATGGGACTTGTAAATCAGCCCAATCTTTTAAACAGGGCTTTAAATAAAGCTAGGTCATTAATCAATAGCACCAAAAATTCAAAGTTAAGCACCCCACGAAGTGGGACAGAAGCTAAAAAAGGCAAGGTCGAGCATGGTCTTCAGGTGGGTGCAGGGAGTGAAACTCCCACTCGCAAGGATGACTTTAGTTCATCCGCGAAATTAAAAAAAGAAAGGAATACAATGAACGAAGAAGAATTAGAAGAATTACAAAAATTAGCCGAGCAAGTAGAAGAACAAGCTGAAAATGTAGAAGAATCCGTACAAGAGACAGAAGATTGTGTAGGTGAAGGTGAAAATCCAGACAGCGAGTTAGAAACTTTAAGACAAGAAAATGAAGAGTTAAAAGCACAAATTGCAGAACTTAAAGCAAAACTTGAAACTGCTTTAAACAAAAATGAAGAAACAGAGATTGAGCTTAATAAAAAACGCCTTGATTCTCTTTTGCAAAATGGACTTATTTTACCAAATCGCTATCAAAAAGCTCTTAATATGAAAGGCAGGGTTTTAGAAGATTATCTTGATGTTTGCAAAAAAGAAGCAAATATTGTTTTAGGTAAAAAAGAACTTAATTTTACAAACAAAAGAAAAGAACTTAATGCTTATGAGGCAAAAGTTTTTAAACAACTTGGAATCAAAGGAGGCAAATAATGGCTTTTACAGAATTAAGCACTGCTTACATGCAAGCAGTGAATAAGGGGTTTTCAACCATTTTTAATAATGCTCTTGAAGGTGGAAATAAAGATTATGAAAAATTTGCAATGGTAACCAATGCAAATTCTTTGGTTGTAGAATATCAATTTTTAGCATCTTTACCAAAAATGCGTGAATGGATAGGCGATCGTCAATTTAGCAAACTTAAGGGTCAAGGTTATACTATCACTAAAAAAGATTGGGAAAGTTCCATTGAAGTACCACGAGATGTAATAACTTACGATAATTTAGGAATAATAAGACCACAAATTGAAATGTTAGCTTACGAAGTACAAAATCATTATAATGATCTTATTTTTACACTTTTAGAGCAAAATCAAACTTGCTTTGATGGAAAAGCATTTTTTGCAAATGATCACGATATTGGTGGTGTGAGTTTTTCAAATCTTGGAGATAAAAAATTAAGTGCTGCAAGTCTTATGGAGGCTAGAAAAAACATGCGTGCACTGACTAATGAAAGCGGACGCACTTTAAATATCAATCCTGCTCTTTTGGTTGTACCATTAAGCTTGGAAGCAAAAGCACTCGAGATTGTAAATAGCGATTTAATCAATGGTTCAAGCAATGTTTTTAAAGGCGTTGTAGAAGTATTTACAAGTCCAAATTTAAGCGATCAAGACGCTTGGTATTTAATTGACAATACCAAACCAATCAAACCTTTAATTTTGCAAATCAACAAAGGAGCTGAGTTTGTTGCTAAAGATAATCCTACTGATGAAGCTGCTTTTATGCGTAAGACTTTCCAATATGGAATCGATAGCGAAGACAATGCAGGTTATGGACTGTGGCAATTAGCTTATAAATCAAGCGGAAAGGCAGAATAATGGACAATATAGTTTCAGCTAATAAACTTAGAAATCAAAATGCAATTTTAAATCCAAAAGAAAATGACGATCAAAAAGCTTTGTTTTTAAAGGAAAAGCAAGAGTTTGAAAAAGAAAAAGCTTTGTTTTTAAAGGAAAAGCAAGAGTTTGAAAAAGAAAAAGCTTTGTTTTTAAAGGAAAAGCAAAAGACTTTAGAAGAAAATGAAGAAACTATAATAAATGAGTCTTTAAAAAACAAAGAAACAAAAAAAGGAAAACAAGATAAATGATAGCCTTGCTTTCTCCTCCTAAAATGCTAGCTCTTACTTTAAAAGAGTTAGCACTGATGAAAAGAGCACAACAAAACTTAGCAAATATCGATGAAATTACAAGAGAAGTAGTAGCTAAAGCAGCAAAAGATGCAGATGATATTTGCAAAAATAAAGATATTGCTGATTTTATTTGGGAGGATTTTGCATACATTCGCATAAAAATTTATCTTAAAATCGTCTTAGATGATGAAGATAAGATCCTTCTAGATAATGCTTTAAAACGAATTGAAAATGCACCTTTGATTGATAAAGAAGGAAATTTAAGCTCTTTAAGACTTAAAATTATGCAAAGAAAGGACAGGTTTTGACTTTAGATAGTGTTAGCAAAGATTTATTAAAGCATTTTAATGCGATAGGCATAGCAAATTACGAAGATGTCAAACAAGGCGGACTTTATCTAATGCTTGAAAGCCTAACAAGTATTAATCATCATAAAGATAGTGTGAATTTTTCATTGATTTTTAGTTCTCATACTTTTAATAAAGATAAAGATTCTTTGATTAAAAAAATAGATGAATTAAGACTAAAACTTTTTGAATTTGATACAAGCAAAAAGCTTTTAAGCAGTATCGAAAGTGGTTTTATAAGCAGTTCTTTATTTGCTTATAGGCTTAAATTTAATATAGAAATTTTTTCAAAACCAGAAGGAGAAGAAGAAAATGAAAAATAACCCTTATTTTAAAGAAAGCGAATTTAAATGTAAATGCGGCAAATGTGAATTGCCTCAAAATGTGCCAAGTGATGAGCTTATAGACATTCTTTGTGAAATCAGAGAACATTACAATGCTCCTATTATTATAAATAGTGGATATCGCTGCAAAGAGCATAATGCAAATGTTAGTGGAGCCCCTAAAAGCCAACAATGGGCTTGATTAAGTTTTATTTAGCAAGGAAAGAAAAGATGAGTAAAAGAAATGGTGCTTTAAGGGCTTTTAAAACACTTTTAAAAGATGTTTTAAATGATGAAAATGGCTTTTATAAACACAAAAATGGCAAAGTAAATATAGCCAAGCTCTCTCGTGTAAGTGGGCTTAGTAGAAGCTTTTTAAAAAAAGAACTCTATATAAGAGGTTTGCTATGAGTCCTAAACAAGCAATGCTTAGAAAACAACTTCTAGCTAAAATACACATGCACAAAGAGTATTTATATTATAAAGAAAATAATGCTTGGCAAGATTTTTTAGCTTTAAGATTTGAGGTTTTAAGCTCAAAAGATTTAAGCATAGATGAGCTTAAAATCTTGCTTGATATTTTTGATGGTAAAATTAAAGATGATATAAACTTCGTACCTGATTTTAAGGGCAGATTAATGCTTAAAAAAGCTAGTTCTAATAAACAATTTTTTTATTTAAAAGCTTTATTAAAACAAACAAAAATGCCTATTTTTAGTTTTTACAAACTTTGTAAAAAAACTTTAAAAAAAGATATATACTCACTTGAAACTCTTAGCAAAAAAGACTGCACTATAATGCTTGTGGTTTTAGAAAAGATTGCTAAAACTAAATAAAATAATTAAAAATAGATATAATCCTTTAAAAGCTTTTTTAAAGGATTTATTTTGATCTGCCCTAGATGTGCTAATGAAAAAACTAAAGTCTTAAAAACTATAAAATCAGATACCAATGAAAGATTTAGAAGATGTCTTAAGTGCGGATACACTTTTATGTCTATTGAACTTATCAAAGTAGATAATTGGGCAAAATATTATATAAAAGAAACTCAAAAAGGCTTGTTTGATGAAGAGCTTTGAATTAAAGGGTCTTGAGAATTTTTTAAAAAAATGTGAAAATCTAGAAAACGAACAAAAGCAGATTATTTTAAAAGAAATAATTGCTGAAACACTTTATAAAGAAAGTAAAGAAAATTTAGAAAAAGAGCAAGACTCTAATGGCAAAAAATGGGCTCCTTTAAAACAAAGCACACTAAAATCAAGAAAAGCGCAAAAGATCATGCATACTAAAAAGCTTTTTGCAACAGGCTCTATGCAAAGCTCTTTACATAGTGGAGTGGAAAATGATAGAGCTTTTGTAGCACTTAATGCCACCTATAAAGGCTTTGCGTATGCCAGAGTGCATCAATTTGGCTCTAAAAATGTAATAGCAAGACCTTTTTTACCCATCGATGAAAATTTAAATATAAACAAAAGAGTAGCCAGAGCAATGGAAGAAGAAACCAAGGATATGCTCTGGACTTTATTTAAGCAGACTTTAAAATAAGATTTTTTATAATGTCTAAAAGTCAATCATTATGCCCTTTGGTCGCTTTAAGCGATGTTTGGATAGACTAGATTTTATCTAAACCAAAACCCAGATGCGACGCGGGAACATCATGCTCAGGGCTTAGTCGCTGATTGATTATTGTTTTTTATAAATTGTTTTCCCCTGATTTAAAATCTCTTTAAAATAGCTATTATCTTCACTTAAAAACATGGTTTTATTATTGATTTGATTGCCTTTTTGATTTAGCACCATCACAAGAGCTTTTACTCCATTATCATAAAAATACTTAATATAAGTTTTTTTAGTAAAGCCTTTAAATCTAGGGTCAGCATCCATACTTAATCTAATCTCATCAGGGTCATTAATAAGCTTTGGAAAGTAGTCTAAGTAAAAATGCCTATTTTGTTTTTTGATTTTAGTAGTCTGCTTCTTTTTATCATAAAAAAAATCATCATCTAAGCTTATTACATCTCCTATTTTATCAACAAGCAAATCTCCTTTTTTTACATTAAAAGCTTCATAAACCTTATCTATTAATTCTTTATCACTTAAATTTTCATAATTTTGTATTTTTGGTAAATTTTCTAAGCTCTCATCTAAGCTTATTCTAGTTTCTTTTGGGATTTGTGAATTTTCTCTTTTATCATAAGCAAAATTTTTAGAAGCAATGCTTTTTGGATTTTCTAAAATTTTATATTTAGCCCTTGCTTCTTTTTCGCTTACTGCTATGACTTTACATTTGCAATTATAATCATTAGGCGGAAAGGATGTTTTCCAAAATGGATCATCTCTGTGTATAGCACAATTGTGCATTTTTTTATGCTCACTTCTTGAATCTTCTAAAAGTGCACATTTATATACCCAGTAAGTTTTGTAAGAATAAGTGCTAAGCTGTTTTGCTCTTGCTTTTGCGTAAGCACTTTGCATATTGGTATGATAAATTGTTTTTAAGCGATTTGCATTGATGTTTATAGTGCGTTTTTCTCCTGTTTTTGGGTTTGTTATTTCTTTTTTACCATACCAACCTTTACTTGTTAAAAGCTCTTTTAAATTGTTTTTAAACTCATTAAAATTTCTTCCTTCTTTCATAGCTTTTTTTAATTCTTCGTGCAAATCATTTAATACATCTGTTTTCATAATGCCTGCTGCACTAAAAGCACGATCGTGTGCTTGTTTTTTAATTTCGTGATATTTAAAGCTTATTTTTAAGCCTTTATTTTCTAAATAGCTATAAGCTTCATCTACGCTTTTGTTAAAAATATTACTCATTCTTTACCTTTTTTAACCTTCTTTAACGGCGGAAGTGAATTCCGCCTAAGAAGCAACTAAAGGCTACCCGACCCTTTTGCTAACGCAAAAGCCCCGTTTTGCCTTGACCCACCTATTCACTCATTGCCAGCATCCAAAAGAGCTTGCATGGAAGCAAGAGCGATTTTTTTATCCAGACTTTCTTTTAATTTTTCAAAACTGATATTTGGGTATTCTTTAAAAATTCTTTCTTCTAATTCTTCATAGCTTTGACATTCTTCCCAAAAGGCTTTGATTTTTTCATAAATTTCATCACTTATCTCATCTTCTGCACTTGAGTTTAATTCTATTTTATCCTTGCTAAGACGATTATTTTTTTCTAACATTAAAGAGTTAAATGCGTAATTTTCAGTGCTTACTTCTTTTTTCTTTAAACCTTCAATTCTAAAAGTTTTTGCTAAAAACTCAGCAGGTATCTCATAACCCATACTAGAAATAGTGCTATAAACTCCTGCTAAGTATTGCTCATCGACTTCTTTGTTTGTATCAAAAACAAACTCAAACTCAGCTGGCTTTGCAAAATTAAGTTTTAAAATCTGCTCTAATAATTTTTGTATGCTTTTGCTTAAAAAAAGTGTATCCATTTCACCCACATTAAGACGCACTTCTTCGTGTACATTACCTAAGGCTTGAGTACCATTTTGCACTGCATTTCCTGCTAAAACTTGTCCGCTGATTAATTTTGAAATAGCTTCATCACAATACCTTAAAAAATCTGTAAAAGTAGAAGTAGAAAGCCCTGAGTTTAAAAGCTCGACCATGTCATCTTTGTTAAAAATTCCCACACTTGCACTTCTTAAATTGCTAAGTTGCATTAAAAGTTCTTCTATTTCTTTATCGCTGTTTGCATTGGTTGTTTTTGCAATGATAGGTGGCACACTTAAATTATCAAGATAAGAAATGTTTTTACTCATAGCAAGTTGCTTTAAAACTGCAATGCTTACAACATTATAAAAAAGGGATTGTTCTATGAATGAACCTGAATCGCTTGGATGTAAGTGTAAAAATATATCATCACACTCATCCACAAAAAGTTTTTTACTTTCGTTATAAATAAATAGCCTTTCTTTATCATCCATCGAAAAAAATCTCGGACTTATGTATTTTAGTTTTGGAAAAACATTTAAATCTTTTACCTTCCATTCAAGTAAAAAAGCAGCAAAACCATAAACTACTGCAGCACTCATTTCAAAGACGAATTTCCTAAAATCACTTTTTGATATATAATTTTGTAAAAATATTCTTTGAGTCTCATCTTTACAAGTAATAAACATAGGAAAAGAACACATTTTAAAACGCCTTTTCATTACTTCAGAGGCAATTTGTGGATCAAAGCGTTTAAAATAATCATAAATACTTATAAGTTCACTAAAATTCTCACTATTTAAAGCAGCGATTATTCTATCAAAATCAACACTACTTGCTACGCTTTTTCTTGCTGTTTTATTTAATATTCTCATAAAAATCCTTTTTTAATCTTTCTTTTGCTAAGTATTCTATTGATTGCTTTATAATCTGCATTTGCTGCACTACAAGCGATTCTAAAAGCCATCTCACTTGCATCAAGCAAGTCATCATGTGCTGCTTTTGGATAGGTTAGCATTTCTTCGATAAGTAAATTTGAGTTATTGTCTATTAAAATCGTGCCGTCGTTAATGTAAGGTGCTAAGCTATCGATGCGAAGTTCTTTTGCGACTTTATTTTTAAGCTCACAAATACTTAGAATAATTCCCAGTTTTAAAGCCTCTTCTTTGAGCTTATCTTTGAAAAACTCTTGAAAGGCTATTGTTTCAATGGCTATTTTTACTATTTTTCCTAAGCTTAAGTATTTGATATAAAGCTTTAATATCACATCTATCATCTTGCTAGGAGATATTTTATAGCCACTTGCTTTTAAATGAAATTTATTTTTATCTACTTTTTTAAGCTCAGCAATGGCAAAATAATCGCCTTTTGCCTTACCAAGTGCAGGGTCAATCCCTAAAACCACAAGGTCAAAATCTTGTTCTTTTTCTATGATTTTATACTCGCTAAAAATAGCATTTTCAGTACTTAATGCTTTGTTTTGATATTCGCTAAAAAAACTTTGAGTATCAGCAAAATATTCTTTTAAAATTTCTATTTTGTTTAAATTTTCATCATCTAATTTAAAACCCTTTAAATCGCTTTTTAAAATATTGTTTTTATCGATTAAATCAAGTTTGTCAGGAAAGCTTAGCACGAGCGGAAAATCATAAATTAAAAAGCGTTTATCATCATTTAAACGATTTAAAAGACTATCTTGATGTAAAATAGTTCCAACGACTAAGTATAAATAATTTTCTTGTGTTCTTGCGACTAACTTTAAAATGGCTTTATTAAACCATTTATAAAGTTTATCCCTTTGCGTTTTACTTTCTACATTTTCATCATTTTCTATATCATCACAGATAATTAAATCAGGTCTTTTGCCAAGATAATTCGTTCCTCTTATCTTTTTACCACTACCAAAAGCTTTAATTTTTTTATGTATTTTAAAACTTGTAAAAACTATGGCTTCACTAGTCCATTCATCGCCTAGTTTTATTTCAAAATCATTAATTAATTTAGCATTTTCTTCAAGCTCTGTTTTTAAACTTGCTATACTTTCACTTGCAATGTCTAAAGTAGAAGATATAATTAAAGCATATTGCTTTTTATTACTTAAAAGCGAGTAAAGAGTAAAAAGTCTTACTAAAAGCGTTGTTTTAGCACTTCCACGATAAGCTTTAAAACAAAGATGATTATTTTTCTTTTCTAATTCATCAATATTATCATAGATAAAATTTCTAAAATTAGAGCTTTCTTTTTTGATAAAATTGATATGATGAGGAAAATATTCAAAAACAAAAGCCTTAAAGCCTTGTTTTAAAATCCTATCTCTTCTTAAATTTTTATCTTCTTTATGATTAAATTTTAAAGCCTTTAGCCTTGATTTAATTTCATTTATTTCTAACTTATCCATTTTTGCTTTCTTTTTATTTTCAAATATAGTTTTAAAAAGCTTTAAATTGCGTTTAAAACCTTTTAAAATACAAGGGTCAATACAAAGCCTTACAATTTATCTAATTTTTTATTTATAAGCTTTTCTACAAGTTGCTCAATTTTAAGCAATGCATCTGTCCCCATATAAGCTGCAAAACCACCCACTGCAACGCTAAGCTTTATGCCAAAATTAAGATAATTTACAATTTCAAAAACTAGATATGCTACAAACATAGAACCTAGCATACCTTTTAAAAAGAGTGTAAACCTTTTAAAAAGAGTGTAAATTTACCTTTTAAATTAAGAGCTTTGCTTAATTTATTTTTTGTTACAATTCCTACAAGTCCAGCTATAAAGCTTACTATCATTAAAACCATATATACAAATATATCTTCTAATTTCATTGCTAGTTCCTTGTAAAAATTTCAAATAAATATAATAAAGCTAATGCAAAAGTTGAAAACAAAAGAGCTATAAGAAGATCTTTTGCAATGCTTTTTTGATTTATCATTTTATTATTTTCTTTCATCTTTCTCTCCTGTGCAAAGCTTGGCTATATTTTCAACTTCTAAGTAATATTTAGAGATTTCTTTAGCACTTTCTAAGTCTTTTTTGTCTAAAGGCTTTAAAGGAAGTTTTAAAGGGCATTTAATAGGAACTTTAACTTCTTTGATTTCAGTTTTAATCATAATATCTTTAGAAGCACAAGCGCTTAAAAAAACAAAAGGTATAATTAATAGGAAAATTCTCATTTTATCATTCACTTTTTTGCTCCTAAAATATTAAATAATTCTTTATAAGCTTTAAGTTCACTCTGGCAGCTTTTATCTTTAATAAAAACCTTATCCACTTTTAAAACTTCTTTTAAAGTCTCTTTGGGCTTTAAATCAAGTTTTAATTTATCAATAGCTTTATTTTGCTGGGCTAATTTATCTTTAAAAAAAAAACCACAAAGAGTAATTAGAACAAAAAAAGCTATTTTTGAAGGACTTAAAAACCTTGATAAAATAAAACCAAACATATATTTTCCTTATGGATAAGTCCATCTTGCTTTTTTGCCTCTAGTGTCTAAATGTACAAACCCAGCATAAGGATCATTAAAATTATGTTTTATAGCAATCCCTAAACCTCTTTCGCCATAGGTGTTTAAAACATATTGATGAACTTCTTCTGTTTTAACTCCTTTAACCACAAAGTCTGCTGCACTTCCTATAGCGTGTTGGCTTTTAGGGGCTCCACCAACATTTGCATTATGCTCTTTGCAGCGATATCCACTATTTATAATAATAGGAGCATTGTAATGTTCTCTGATTTCACAAAGAATGTCTATAAGCTCATCACTTGGTACATTTTGAGGCAATTCGCATTTGCCGCATTTACATTTAAATTCGCTTTCTTTAAAATAAGGGTTATTTTTCATTTTCACTCCTTTAAATGTCGTAAGTTTAGTTAAAAAGCTGACCCAAAAACTAGAAAAATTTTGTGCTAAAACTCTTTGAAAAAATAATTTGCTTGATTAAAAAAAGAACTCATTTTAAAATTGCCGCTAATTTTTAAAGGATGAAAAATGCTTAAAAGTTTTGAAAATGAGCTTTTAGAACTATTAAAAGATTTTAAAGTAAGAATGTATTTAGGCGAGTTTGAAGACACCCAAAACATAGCAAGTTGTATTAATAATTTAGATGCTTCGCTTTTGCTTGATTTTGAAGGAGAAAGTTATAAAGATTTAGAAAATAAAGTGGGAACTTGGAAACTTTATATTTTAACCCATACAAAATCAAAAGCTCCTAAACACAGAATTGATGCTAAGCATAAATTATTTGATGCAATAGAAGCTGTTGATAAAGTGCTTTTAAATGCAGAACCTAGCAATGGTTTTAGAATAGAGCTTAAAGATCTTAAAAAGGTTTACGAAGGAATAAGCGATCATGGCTATTTAAGCATTTATGCAAGAACTTTGCAAAGTAGCTTTTTACCAAAAGATGATTTTTTAAGGATTTAAAATGCTTTTTATTAATAAGGATAGTTTAGTTGAAGCAAACAATGATAAACCTATAAAAGTTGCAATTAAGGGTGAGTGGAAAGGACACAATAACGGTAGATTTAAGGTTGATGATAAAGATTTAAACTCAATAATTGAAAATTTTAATCAAAAAAAGATTGATTTGGTTATTGACTATGAGCATCAAAGCTTAAAAAATGAAAAAGCACCCGCTGCAGGTTGGATTAAAGAGCTTTATTTAGAAAATGATGCATTGATGGCTAAGGCTGAGTTTAACGAAGAGGCTAAAAAATATATAGCAAATAAGCAATACCGCTATTTATCCCCTGTGTTTGAGTTTAATACAAAAGACAATAAAAGTGGAGAACTAGTAAGAGCTAAGCTTCACTCAGTCGCACTAACTAATACGCCATTTATTGATGAGCTAGGAGAACTCATTGCAAACAAAAATAATATTCATCAAAACAAAGGAGAGAAAATGGATGAAAAAATCAAAGAGCTAGAATCTCAGATTATAGCTTTAAAAAATGAAAACAGTTCACTGACTTCACAAAATGAAGCTTTAAAAAAGCAAAACGAAGAAAGCGTTAAAAACTTAGCAAGCTCTTTAGTTGATAATGCTTTAAATAGCGGAAAAATTGCTAATTCCCAAAAAGAATGGGCGCTAATGTATGCTTGTAAGGATTTAGAAGGCTTTAAAAGCTTTTTAGATACCGAGAATGATCAAGTGCAAGTTCCAAAAAATAATGTTTTTGCAAATAAAAACACAGCAAAAACTAATGAGTTTGATGTTGTGAAAATGATGTTAGGGGATTAAAAATGGCTAAAGCTAAAAAAGAAACCCAAAACCTAGAAAATGAAGACTTGGAAACTGGAGACTTACCTAAAGCTTTGTCTTTAGAAGATGAGAACCTAGCTAATGAAGAAGCTGTGAGTGAAAATGAAACCGCTAAGGAATTTATAAATGAAGAAGGAGAAGAAATGCCATCAAAGGTCACATCAAAAAGCTTAAGCAATGATCCTTTAATTGCTATGCCAAAAAGCCTTGAAAGTTTTATCAATAAAGATTTGTTTTCAATTAATGCGAAAATAGATCTTGAAACTAATGAAAGCTTAGCTCTTGGAACGCTTTTAATCAGCGAAGATTTTGGAGAAAGCTTTAAAAAATGTCCAAATGAAGATATTAGTGCAAAAGAAAATGTTAAATTAGCAATGCTTAAAGATCACGCTCTTAGTTCTGGAGTTTATGGGGTTTTATTAGCAGGAGAAATCAATTTAAAAGGCGTTCATGTAAGTGCGGTTAAAAAGGCTTTTATGCAAAATTTAATTATTAATACTAAGGAGTAAAAATGGATTTAGAGCAACTTTTGGAACTTTTTTCAAGTACAAAAATAACTGAAGTTATTAATCAAACCAAAGCTTCACCTCGCTTTGTAAGTGATACTTTTTTTAAGGATAAAATCCCAAGTTTAGAGAGCACCGTAAGGGTTGAAATTATAAAAGGTGCTGGAATTGTTTTAAATAGCATTTCAGATAATGGGGAACATTCTTTAGAAAATACTAAAGACGCTTATATTTTAAATATACCTTTACCACGCTTTGCATTAGCAAAAAGAATCAGTGCGAGTGAGATTAATTCTTTAAGGTCTTTAGCATTGCAAGAAGCTCAGGCTAAAAGCTTAAGTGGAGCTCTTGGGGTTTTGGTTAAAGAAATGAAAGAAAGCTTTAACACTACGCTTGAATATATGGCAAATGGTGCTTTATTTGGCAAGATTTTAGATGGCAAAGGAAATGTGCTTTTTGATTTTGGAAGTGCAAGTAAGAAAGCTGTTAGTGTTAAAAAAGATGGGAGTGTGACTTTAGCCAGCATTTGCGATGCGATTGATTCAGCAATTATTGATGAATTTGGAACAAGTGCTGATTATGAAGTGCTTTGTGGAAATGAACTTTTTGCGGCTATTTCTAACTTGGCATTAAGCGAAGATCTTTATAAAAATCATCTTGCAAGTAGGGATGAGAAAGATAAGTCCTTAATTTTGTATGGCACCAAATATCGCCGTTATAGTGCAAAATATAAAAATACAAATGGAAAAAGCGTTGAATTTTTAAAAGGCACTGAGGGTATGGTTGTGCCAAAGGATAATTCTAATCGCATTTATTATACAAGAGCAAATCATACTGATGCTTTAGGAAAAGCACCAAGTTTAATGTTTGTTTCTAAGCCTGAGATTTTACCTCGTGGGGCTGGAATTGAAATTGTAGGCGAAATGAGAGCCATGCCAGTTTGCACCAGACCAAATGGACTTATTAAGCTTGTTTTAGAGTAAAACGCACAATTTTAGCTTTAAAGACAAAAAATGTTTTTAAAGCTAAAAAGATATTAGAAAAAGATTTTAAACGATTTTAACCATATTTTAACCACATTAAAAAAAGGTTTTTAAAATGAATTATCAAGACACTTTAGAAGAAGAACTTATCACAGGAACTAAAACACATCTTTTTATGATAGATGAAAAGGATTTAATCAAAGAATTAAGCGTTCATGCCATAGCAGAGCTTAGCGATTTAAACGCTGATGGTGTTTGTGATAAAGAAGTGATTGATGATGCCATTAGTGATGCTCAAAGTTATATTGCAAGTTTTATAAAGATACCTAAAAACCCAACTCCGCTTTTAAAAGATATTTGTGTAAAGCTTACAATCATGGAATTAAAACGCCGCAATGATTTTCCAAAAGAAAGCTTGGAAGAAATTAAAGAATGGGCTAATGATTTGCTTTTAAAAATGGCAAATAAAAAAATTCCAACTGAAATTGATGAAGATAACTTTATCCCACAAAATAAAGTTAGAGCGTTTAAGATTAAAAGAAAAAGAATGGATTTAAGGAGAATAAATGGCTAATAATGAATTAAAAGATTTAGCAAAAGAGCTTTATATTGCAGGTTTTGATATATTTAAAATTGCAAAAATTTTAAACCGCAATGAAAAAACGATTAGAAATTACAAAGCTAAAGATGGCGATTGGGATAAGCAAAAAGCTAATCTTTTAACTTCAAAAATCAAAGATAAAGAAAGTGCTTCATTATATGAAAGCTTTACTGAGCAAATGTTTTGTGCTATTGAAAATATCAACGCTGATGAAAAAATGAATGCAGAAAAGAAGACTGAAGCCATTGCAAGGATAGGTGATAGCTTTTCAAAAATGAGAAAGGTTGCAAGATTAGAAGATCCAAGTAGCTATCGTTTAAATGTTGCTAAAAAAGTGGTTGAAATTATCATAAGTCATTTAAAAAATGATAAAGATTGTGTGGCAAAACTTGTATCACTTTTGGAAAGCGGAGTGATAGAAAAAGAAATTTTAGCAATGGATATTTAATGCTTTTCTCCAAAGAAGAATTAGATGAGTTTTTAATCTCAAACGAACAAAAGCACGAAAACACTCCAAATGAACTAAAAGGTGCTATGCAAAGAAAAGACTTTTTAGAATGGATGGATGAGCTAAAAAATGAATTAAAAACTCAATTTTTGCATGAAAGCCATTTAGATCCTACTTTAAAAGAAGAAAGAATTAAAAGAGCGAGTGTGGATTTTGATTATTTTGCAAGAACTTATTTTCCGCATTATTTTACCATTAAAGGAGAATGCGGCTTACATTTGCACTTAAATGAAGTTTTCACAAAAATCGCACTTAAAAAAGAAAGCAAAGGTGAAAAACACGCCATAGCTGCACCAAGAGCTCATGGTAAATCCACCTACACTTCACAACTCTTTCCTTTGTGGTGCTTAGTGTTTAATTATAAAAGCTTTATAGTAGAGATTTCAGATGCGGTAGAACTTATGGAAGGAATGCTTGAAGCTATTAAAGCAGAGCTTGAAGATAATCCGCATTTAAAGCTTGATTTTCCCGAAGTAGTAGGAATTGGTAAGACTTGGCGCGTAGGAGAGTTTGTAAGTAATAATGGCGTAAAGATTAAAGCCTTTGGCAGTGGTAAAAGACTGCGTGGGGTTAGATATGGGGTTAAAAGACCTGATTTAGTTATTTTAGATGATTTAGAAAATGATACTAATGTCAGGAGTAAAGATCAAAGGGATAAATTAGAAGATTGGGTGGATGAAGCGGTTTTAAATTTAGGGAGTGCAGATGGAAGTTTAGATGTGCTTTATATTGGAACCATTTTACATAATGATAGCGTGTTATCTAGAAAATTAAAGCTTGGTTTTTGGAATCCTAAAGTATTTCGCTCTATTGAAGAATTTCCACAAAGGCTTGATTTATGGGATGAGTATGCCACGCTTTATAGAAATACTGATTTTAATACCGCTCATCAATTTTATTTAAAAAATAAAGTTTTAATGGATAAAGGGGCTAAGGTTCTTTGGAAAGAAGCCAAAAGCTTAGAAGATTTAATGAAGTTAAGGGCTGAAAATCTAAAAGCTTTTAATAAAGAGCAACTCAATAATCCAAGAAGTGAAAATCAAATCTTTAGCCTTGATGGCATTAATTTTTATGATGATTTACCCGCCATTAATCAGTATTATATGTATATTGACCCAGCAGGAGAAAAAGCAAAAAGTGACTTTACTGCGATTACCATTATTGGCAAAGGTGCAAAGGGTTTTTATGTAGCAGAAAGCATCGTAAAAATCTTAAAAGCACAAAGCATTATAAAAACCATTTTTAATCTTCAAAAGATTTATAAATGTCGCTTGATTGAAATTGAAACTAATGGCGGTCAATTTTTCTTAAAAAAATGGTTACAAGAAAAAAGCTTAGAAAGTGGAGTTTTTTTGCCTTTGCGTGGTAAAAATAATAGCGTTAGCAAGTTTGAACGCATTGAGAATTTAAGCCTTGCTTTTGAAAATGAAGAGCTTTTTTTACATAAAAACCAAACTATGCTTATAAATCAACTTTTAGAATTTCCAGAAGGGAAAAATGATGATGCACCTGATAGCTTAGCAGGAGCATTTTTATTAGCAAGAACTAAAAGTAGCATTAAAAGAAGAAAGCATCATTTTAACTCTGTTTCAAGAATAAGGCGTTTTTAAAGGAAAAATATGAAAAAAGAAATCAAACCCAAAAGAGAAGTGATATTAAAAAACAATAGTCTTATAAACACTCTTATAAACTCAAGCTATTTAAATGTGCTTAAAATCAGTGAGAACGATCAAAAAATGATTTTTAAAGATCTAAGCTTTACTCAAGCTCATCAATCACGAAGGAGTGTGATTTTAGCAAAAGAGCTTCAAATCGTTTGTGAAAACGAAAAAATAAAAGAAAGCTTTGAGTATCTTTTCAATCCTGATTTATTAAGTCAAATCTTAGAAACCTATCTTTATGGGCTTAATGTATTTGAAGTTAATTACAAGTTAAAAGATGGTTTTTACTATCCAATCTTAAAACAAAGAGATTTTAGAAATTTTGGCTTTAATGAAAATGATGAGTTAGTTTATAATGGCAATGGCTTTGAAGAAATTGTGGAAGATAAAAAAGCAATTTATGGACTTTTTGGCTCTAATTTTTTATTTAAAAATGGCGATGCCTTATTAACAAAGCTTTATTTTCCAGTAAAGCTTAAAAATGCAAGTTTAAAGTTTTGGATGGAGTTTTTAGAAAGATTTGGTTCTCCTTGGGCAGTTGCAAAAACAGATAGCGATCCTGATGCACTAGCTTCTGAAATTCATCAAATGTTAAATGGCGATAGTGCGGTCATTGATAAAGAAGAAGAGCTTGATTTAATCCAGCCAAAGGCTAAGGCAAATTATAATGAAATAATAGATTACTTAGATAATCAAATAAGAAGCGTGGTTTTAGGAGCTAATTTAAGTTCTCAAGTAAGCGGAGGTTCTTTAGCAGCGGCTGAGTCACATAATCAAATAAGAAAAGATTTAGCCGCCCAAGATGGACAAATCGTTCTTTTTATTTTAAATCGTGCCATTAAGTTTTTCAAAGAAATCAATCATTTTAAAGATGAACTCTATGTGCAGTTTTTTAGCGAAGCAGAACCAAAAAGTGAGCTTTGCGAAAGGGATTTAAAACTTTTTAACATGGGCTTTTGCTTTGATGAAGAATACATTAAAAGCACTTATAATGTAGAAGGTGAGCTTATAAGAGAGACTTTAGAAAAAAAAGACTTTAAAGATTTAGAAAATGATAAAAAAGTCTTTGAAAACAAAGTAAAGTTTATACAAAAAAAGCCTATGGATAAAATTGATGCAGCACTTGAAAGTAAAGAGTTTAAAGTCATTGATGAGCAAATTAAAGAAAAGCTAGAACAAGCCTTTAATCAGCTTTTAAACGATTCTAATTCTTATGAAGAGCTTTTTGAAAACTTGCAAAAAGAGTTTAGCGATATTTCTATCAATATTTTAGAAGAGTTTATGTTTCAAGCTTTAGCTAATTCAAGTATTTTAGGCTATGGGGATTAAAAATGTTTTTTGGTAAGCCAAATAAGGCAATTGAATATTTACAAAGCAAAAAACCCCAAACTAGCTTTGATTATGATGAAATAATGCATGAAACACATAATAAAGTCTTTACCATTGCAAAGCTAAATGATTTAAATCTTTTAAAAGATATTCAAAACTCTTTAATAGAGGCTTTAAAAAATGGGGATAAATTTGAAACTTGGAAAAAGCAAATTACCCCAAAATTAAAAGCTAAAGGATGGTTTGGGGACAAAGTAGAGGTTGTAAACCCTAAAACAGGAGAAGTTAAAAATATCAAAATAGGCACTTCAAGACTAAAAAAAGTCTTTGAAACAAATATGAGAATAGCAAAAGCCCAAGCGGTGTGGGAAAACATTTTGCAAAGCAATAAAGAATATGTGCGTTGGATAAGCTTACTTCATGGCAATCGAAGAAAAGAACATTTAGCCTTACATGGGATGATTTTAAGAAGAGATGATCCTTTTTGGATTAACAACCGCCCACCTTGTGGTTATGGGTGCAAATGCTCTATTCAAGGTGTAAGTGAAAGTGAATTAAAGCTTTATGGCTGGAAGCTTTCAAAGCAAACACCAGCTGATTTGGCGGATAAAAATTTTAACTACAATAAAAACTTAGGCGTAGAAAAGCTTGAAAAACTTTATAAAGAAAAGATAAGCCAAATAAGCCAAAACTTCATAAAGTTAGAAGCTTTAAGCTTAGCAACCAAGACAAAAGAGAATGCACAAAGTTTTCAAAGAGAAAAAGAACTCTATATTTGGCAAAAAAGCTTAGATGATATGGTGGATGAAGTCATCATTAAAGATAATCAAAAATATCCTATCAATTTCATACAAGTAGGTAAAATGGATAAAAGCACCAAAGAGTTTTTAGAAAAATTTAATAAAAAAGACTTAGAAGACTTATACTTTACACTGAGCAAAAACAATCTTTTACACGCAAGTCCTAAAAGAAAGGCAAGTTATAATCAGGCTTTAAGCGCGGATGAAATCAAGCAAATTGTTAAAGTTTTAGATGAAGCAAAAGAAGTTTATTGGGATAATGCAAATAATTCTTTATTGTATTTCTTTGAAGATAAAAAAGATGCTAGTCGTATCAATAAAATTGTAATTACCCCTGATTATAAGCTAAAGAAGTTTGGTAAAACCAATGCAATAGTTACATTAGGAAAAGTAGAAGCGATTAATAAAGATAATAAGACATATATTAAGATCAGATAAGGCGGTGAGACTTGCACTCACAATACATACCCCAATTAATTTGGACTATCCTACTACTACATTTTAGGTATCAACCTTATCTAATTAAGATAATTTTAGCTTGATGAAACTAAAAAGGAGTTTAAATGGTTTTAGCTTTAGGAGAATTTGAGTTTAAAGCTTTAAATTTTGATAATTTAGAAAGAAGCTTAGAATATAACATACAAAGTCAAAATAGGCTTAATAATCATAATGCTTTATTTGCAAGTTCTAAAGAAAGCGAAAAGATTAAAATACAAGGCAAAACTTTACCTTTAAAAGGGGATAGAAATACTTATTTAGATAAGCTTGAGAATATGGCAAAAGAACAAAGATCTTTTATCTTAACAGGAGCTAATGGAAAGTATTATGGTAAATTTGTGATTTTATCCTTAAATGAAAACAGAAGTGCATTTGTAGATGGAAGTGGCTTTGTAGCACAAAGCTTTAGCATGGATTTAGAAAGGGATTTTGATGAGTAAGATTTACATAGCTAAAAACAACGAGAGGCTTGATAGTATAGTCTATAAGCATTATGGGACACTTTTGTATTTTAATCAAGTTTTATTAGCCAATCCAAGATTAGAGCCTCTTTTAAAAACAGGGGATAAAGTGATTTTACCTAGTATTAAAATCAAAGAAAGCAAGGAAAAGGCTTTATGGTAAGAAAACCTAAGTTTAAACTTATTGCCAAAGGTGAGGATATCACAGAAAAACTTTCTAAAAATCTTATTAACATTAGTTATGAAGATAAAGAAAAAGCTGAAAGTGATGAGATAAGTTTAAGTGTTTTTGGGCTTTATTCCAAGCCACTTTTTGGGGATAGTTTAGAGCTTTGGCTTGGCTTTGAAAAGCTTTATAAATGTGGAAGCTTTAGTGTGAATGTAGTGAGTAAAAACTATACTTCAAATACTACTGAAGTTAGAGCAAGTGCTATTAATTTTAGTGGAAAAGACAGCGTTAATATAAAAGAGAAAAAGACAAGAAGCTTTGAAAACACTACTCTTTTTACCATAGCAAGAAAAATCGCAAATGAAAACAATCTAAAAATCAAAACAAGTGGAGAGGATCAAAATATAGTAAGTATTTTACAAAATAATCAAAGTAATTTAGAATTCTTATATAGTATATGCTTTGATTATGGTTTTATTTGCTGTGTAAAAGAAAATACTTTAATCATTACTCCAAAAGATGGTAAGATTGGCGATAATGCTGCAAACATTACAAGTAAGAATGAAAATTTACCCTTATTTGAAATCGCTTTAAAGGAATGTATTTCATTAGAAATTTCAGAAAGTGCTAGAAATGAATATAGTGCCGTAATAGCAGAATGGCAAGATATAAATGAAGCAAAGATAAAAAGCATAAAAGTAGGAAGTGGGGAGAATATATATAAAATGCAAATCTCACAACCAAAAAATGATAATGAAGCTTTTAAAAAAGCGCAAGCAAAACTCAATGAGCTTCAAAAAGGTGGATTAAATGGAAGATGTGAGCTTATTGGGCGTGAAATAAGAGCAGGTGGAAAACTTAAGATTAAAGATATTAATATGGATCATTATGAATTTAGTATTAAAAGCGTGAGTCATAGTTTTAATGACCAAGCTTATATAATTAGCGTGGAGTTTGAGAGTTAAAACAAACTTGGTTCCAAATTTTCTCTTAATTCTTTAGTGATTAAATACACAGCATTTAAACTTAAGTCGTATTTTTTAGCACATTCTAAACTTGCATTTTTAGTGGTTAAACCTTGTTTTATAAGCGTTTTAAAATCCTCTTTTAATTCTTCATCTCTAAGTAGGGTTTTATAGCTTGGTATGTAAATATTTGCACCGCCAAATTCTTTTAAAATCTCTCGCTTATCGTTATTTTTCACAAAATCAATAAAATATTCAAAATAATCATTATTGCTAAGCAATGCTAGTCCTATTTGAGTGTTTTTACAAATTATAGCAAAAAAGCTAAATTTTATTTAGTAGGGTATAATTTACAAAACAAAAAGGAGAATAAATGAAAAAAATAATAAGCGTTTTAATACTTGCTTTAAGCTTATTAAATGCTAAAAGTTTTGAAGAAAGCAAAAAAGAATTAGTAAAATTTTATAATGATCTAGGGAGCTCTTACTGGTATGATTTTTATTGTCAAGCACCTTTTAAGGTTAATAAAAAAGGAAAATATATTAGTTTTGAAGTGATTAAAAGTGATTTATATGCTCCTAGAAACGAATACACCAAAAAAGGAAAAATTAACCAAAGAATCAAACGCATAGAATGGGAGCATATTATGCCCGCCCAAAACTTTGGAAAGCATTTACCTTGCTGGAAAGAAGGTGGCAGAAAAGCTTGTAAAAATGATCCAACTTTTGCAAAAATGGAAGCCGATAAACAAAACCTAGTTCCAGCCATAGGAGAGATAAATGGGGATAGAAGCAATTTTAGATATGCTGAGGCTCCTACTAATTTAAAATATACTCAATATGGAAATTGTAAGGTTTATACTGATTTTAAAGCAAAAAGATTTTATCCTGCAAATTATTCTAAAGGCTGGATTGCAAGAAGCTATTTATATATGAGCAAAACTTATAATATCAGATTATCCGACCAAGAAAGAAAACTTATGGAGGCTTGGGATAAACAATACCCTATAGATGAGAAAGAAAAAAGAATTAGAGAATTACTCTAATTCTTTGCAAACTTTAGCCACAATTTCATCTATATCAATAATCAAGCTTTTATCTTCTTCCTCAAAACTCTCATCAATTCTTTCTCTAATTACGCAAATCACATTAAGTAAAATCCCAAAATCTTTATCAGTTTTAATCTGATGAGTGATTCCATTATGCATTATTTCAAGGCTTGTTCTTTTTGCGGCAAAGGCAATTTGTGAGTGTTTTTCTATGCCTAAGGTTAAAAAAAACTCTGCATCGTAAGAATGTATTTCTAAAATCATTTTAATCTCCTTTTGTTTTGATGAGACAACATTAGCTTCGTTTGGCTTAATGTGTGCTGTTGTTTTCTAAATTTTTAAGCCCTAGGATAACTTTATTAGCATCTTCTATACTTAAATACCAAAGATGCAAAGGTCGCTTTTTTACAATATTATTAATAAACTCTCTTAAAGCCCACTGAGTAGGATTTTTAGCATTTTTACTCCAAATGGCTTGTATCATATTAAGTTGCTTTTTTGTAGCCCTTCCGCTTTTAGTGTTTTCTTTTTTAAAATACCTTGTTTTTTTGGTATTTTGCTTTTTTAAAAACTTTTCATCATAGCCCAAAGTTATAGCAAAGTCCCTAAGTTCATCTATGCTTAAATCCTTACTTGAAGCTTTGCCATATCTTTGATTTAAAACCCAGCGATAGCTTTCATCATCGCTTAAATTAGCATCTTTTCTTAAAGTATGAATGATTTTAATTAAGTGCTTTTTTAAAGTGTTTTGAGTATTCATTTTTTAGCCTTTAAAATTTGCTCTAGTTTTGAAGTGAATTTATCAATATTTGCATTATAAAGCTTATTTTGATTCTTTTTGTATTCTAAATAGTTTTGCTCGTAATCTTTATTTATTTTAGTTTGGCTAGGAATTTGAGTTTTAATAACAGGGCTTATTTCAATTTTATTATCAAAAATAATTTTATCTTGGTTTTTAAACATATATTCAACTAGCTTATTATAAAACTCTCCTACATTCAGTGGTTTTCTTTGCTCATCACAAAGCTCTTTATTAGCATTAATAAAATAAAGATTATCTCCACAATCAACATGCTTTAAAACAGGCTTTCCTAACTCATCATAAACAATGTTACCATCATAATATCTAAGTACAAAAGAATATGAGAAATCTCCTTTTTTTGTTTGAAAAATAAAACGATTTGAAAATGAAATGAAAAGCCATTCTAAAAAAGACTCTATATTTTTGTACCTTAAGTTTAAATCAAGCTCTGCAAAGGCGCACACAAGAGAAAGTTTTTCATAGCTTGTACCAACAAATTGCTTTTTTAACATGGTTAAATCATAGTATTTTTTAAAGCCTAATATATCTTTTGGTGTTTTGGCTTTAAAATAAAGTTTTTCTATAACCACTGCTTGAACTTCACTAATACCAAAAAGCTCTTTTAGTGCCTCTTTTGCATTATCCATTAAAACTCCTCTTCTAGCCAAGAAGCTAAAGCTTTTTGCTTATCTTTATTTTTGTATTTGTTCGCTAACTTTGGAAGCCAAGTTGAATTAAGCGCTCTTTTCCAGCATTTTAAAGGCTTTTTATTAGCCATGAGCCATCTTCCATCGTCTTGCTTATAGTAATTTATAAAGCTATCTGCTATAAAATAAGGGATAGAGCAAGAGTTTTTAGCATTAAACTCATCAATGGCTTTAATTAAATCTTCTTTGCTTGGAGGGTTAAATTTCATAACTCATCCCCAAATAAGCTTAATTCTTTGTCGTTGCTGTTTTTATTGTCAGCTTTTAAACTTTTCCAAACAAAAGTGCGACCATTCTCTCCGCCAAGCTCACTTTCCCAAAAAACACCTTTAAATTTCTCTAAAGTATTCCTTGAAAAATTATCACTCCTACTTACATCAAGAGCCGATAAAATCTCACTTGTGCTTAGGCTTTTTTCGTTTAAAAGCTTTAAAACTTTATCTATAAAAGCTTCTTCTTTATCGCTGATTTTAGCGTTTTGCAAGTCGGTGTTTTTAATATTTAGAGTTTTTGTATTGATAAAAAAGGCTTGATCTTTAATTCCTGCTCTTTCTTTTTGCACACTAAGCAATACTTCAAAGCCTTGTTCTAAGTTAGCCACTTTTTGTAAAAAATACATGCAATCACTTGAGTTTCTAATATGATTTGAGCCTTTAAAAGCTCTGCCATCTTTTGTAGAATGGTGTAAAGCCATAATGGTTGCCCCACATTCTCTTAAATTCATGAGTAAAGACATTAAAGACATCATTTTAGTATCATTATCAATATCTGCAAAATTGCGTAAAGAATCAAGTACAAATAAAACCCCTTCATAGCTTCCTGCTACGCCTTTGCCTTCAATCATTTCTAAAAGCTCATAAGCTGAAGTTTTTAAGCTTGATCTGTGAATATAAGTGAATTTGCTTTCATTTAAAATAAGTTCACCAAAACCTCTTTCATTTAAAACATTTAAAGGATTATCCATGTCAACATAAACGATGCTTTTAACCCTTGTATCTTTGCAAAGTGTTTTAGAAATGGCGGCACTTAAATAACTTTTTCCACTTCCACCATTTGCATAAATAATAGTTATTGCTTTTTTAACTAAAAAATCAGGGATTAAAAACTCTAATTTCTCGTTTAAATCTTTATTTTTTAACTTAAACTCATTTAAAAAATCCAAATTCATCTTTTTTCCTTGCTAAAACTTAATCAAGCCCATTAAATCAATGGACTTTGTTAAATTTTTTGGCTTTTTTAACATATTTCATTTTTATGTTAAAATTTTTAATATTTTTTAACATTTCAAAAGTTCAGGATTCTCGTGGATATTGCCGATAGTTTCAATAGTATATCCTTCATCTTCAACTAAATAAATTAAAGAGCCTATGTAATCTCCATTTTTTCCTTCAAAATAAAAAGTCCCTTCTTTGTGAATGCTGATTTTTGCTAAAAAGTAATCGTATAGACTTTTAACTTTAACAATATCATTCTCGTATACTTTTTTACCTTTCTTGTCATAAAGCCCTGTAAAAAGCTCTATTTCACAATCCTCTTTAAACTCAGATAACCTTGTTTTGGCTTCTTCACCATAAACATATTTTGTTTGGCATTTGCAATCCTTATTACCACAACCCTTGTGATGCTTATCCCAAACTCTAAAATCAAAATCTTGTACTAAAATCAAAATCTTGTAGTTTCATTGTTTCTCCATTTGTTTTAAATTGTCAAGGGTTTTTATAAATTTTACCTGTATTGTTATGTGGTAAATCTATAAATATATTCTTATCTATGCAATTACAAATATAACCACTTGAAAAACTGCTAGTATTTCCATCAAAGCTTACTTTTTTGTTTGGTATTATAAAGTTTATAGGTGCTTGTTTGTTTGCAATTCTTAAAGTCTCGCTAAAATCTTGGTAATTAATAGCCATTAAATTCATTAAAAGCATAAAAGGAACATTATAATTTGTCGTTAAAAGTCCTATTATTTCATTTTTCTTACTAAAAGGCGGATTGCTTATTAAAATATCAAAATCATAATCAAGCCACCATTTACTAAAAAAATCTTTTCCTTGATTGATATGTCCATTTATAACATTAAATCCTTTTGCTTTGAAAAACTTAACATAATTTGAACTATCATCATCAAAAGGACACATAATAGTTTTTATATTTTTATCCTTTAAAATAAGTTCTAAAAATTCAATTAGAATTAATGGTGTGTAATACTCGTCTTTTTCATTAAACGCTTTATTGAAACTTTTCATATTATTAAATCCTTAACAACTCCTTGTTTTCATGTATATTCCCAATAACTTCCATATTTTTTTCTGATTTAAATGATTTTAAAAAAGATATATCAGGTTCAGCTTTCCTTTTATAAATTTTATTATTAAAGTTTTTACTAAAAATTTCTATTTTAAACATTTTATAAGTATCGTCTCTTGTAATATGATAAATTTCTTCAAGCGGTTCATTTTTGATAATATCATTTTCATAGATTTTATTTCCATTTTTATCAAAATAACCAGTCCATAGCTCGATTTCTAAATCATTGCCATTTCCTATAAACATATCTGCGATATCAGCAGTATTTGCGTAAAATCTTGAAATTCGCCCAGCAATCACTCTTTCGTTATCTAATTTAATTAAAGTCGGCTCTTTCTTTAAAAACTCTTCTTTAGTTTTATTCCAAATTCTAAAATCAAAATCTTGTACAAAATCTTGTAGTTTCATTTGTTACCTCCATTTATACTTTTTATAGTTTTTTGCCATTCCTCATCGCTTTTAAACTCATTATTAAGTTCTTTTAAAAGTTTAAGTGCTTCATCATTAGACAAATTAGAAAGAATAGCTCTTATTCTTTCTAATGGCTTGATATCCTTATGGATAATTCCAAAGAATTCCTCTTGCTCTTTTGTGCTTAAATCTTCAAAAAGTTCAGCCAAATCATGAGCATCTATATCTTCTAAATCACTCGCATCTATGCTTACATTGACATACATTTTTTATCCTTTTGTTTTAAATTAAGTTTTAAAAACTTAATCAAATCCGCCTTAGCGGACTTGTTAAATTTTTTTAAGTCTAATTTTTTGCTTTGAAGTCATTTTCTTTTTTCTTTTAAAGCTTTGCTTTTTTAGCTTAGGCTTATTTTTAAAATCAAGTTCTAAAAAGCCATTAAAATGAGCTGTTTTTGTTTTAAAAACACTATTTAAAAGTTTAAAAGTCGCTAAGGAAAGCTCTCTCATTTTTCAATCTCCAAGCTTTCAATCTTTGGCTCTATTCTAAAATTATCTTTTACAACTCTTTTAAGTCCTAGCTTTACTAAGGTGCTATCTTCAAGCTCTGCAATAGCATCTTTATTAAGTTCTTCTTTATAAGTAATGCAATCATTAAGTCCATAGCTTTTTAAAGCTTTGATTAAATTGTCAAATTTTTCTTTTACTCTTGGTAAAGAAACGCTTTTACTTAAGCGATAGCCAATCTTGCCAAAGGTAAATTCTTTGCTTCTTTTTTCTGCAAACTCGTGTTTATTATTTTCACAAAAGGTTGTAATGCACTGCTCTATTCTAAATTATTTATTTGCATCTATTCTCCTTTTAAATTAAATTTTTTAATTTGATAATCCCAAAGAACCACACCATATCTTAAAAGCATTGCGTGTTTTGCTCTTTTTCTAACTATCCTTAAGCCTTTTTTTTCACGCAGTATCGTGGAGTCTTCAGGTGGATCAAGGGAGCAAGGCTCCTTGTCGAAAAAGGTGGCTTTGTCACATTGCGAAGTCAAAGAGGCAACTCCAAAATTAGCTCTTTGATACCAAGCTTTTTAGCAAGTGCTAATTCTTCTTGCATACCTTGTGAATATTTTGCATCTTTGTGAGTGCTTATATAAATATAATCACTTGCTTTTAAAAGCTCTAATCCCATTTGTAAAGCTTCTTCTCGGTGCTTTCCTTCATAAATATCTAAAGCTAAATTGCAAAATGGGAATCCCGTAAAACCGTTTTAATAGCTAAATTGCAAAATGGGCGAAATGGGTGTAAAACCTTCACATTCACGCAAAACTTTTAAACATTCTTGCTGGGCTATGCTAATAGCCTGAGCTTTTCTTTGGCTTTCTCTTACAGCTAAAGCTTTATAAGGAGAAGCGATATAAACTAATGCCATTATTCTTTTCCTTCTTTAATTCTCTTTGCAGTGCAAATCTTGTGCTTTATACTCTCTGCGAAAAATTGCACCTAAAGAACCAAACATTAAAGACACACACATCTAAAAATCCTTGCAGATTTCCAGTCAAATTGCCTTAATTTTTGGCTCACCTCTTATTATCAACCCTTAAGTTAAAAAACTTAATTAAAGTGCCTTAATTCAAGCACTTTTGTTAAGCTTTTTCTTTAAATGAAAATTAAGAATTTTTTGTACTATATAATCAGGATAAACTCCTTTCAGAACATCTACAAAAGCATTATTTTCTTTATAATAAATACTTACACCTTTGATTTTAAAGAGGCTTCTGCTATAATCAGCTTTCTCGCCTTTAATCATTTTTGTCATTTTTTCTCTCCTTGTATTAAATTTTCTCTTTTTGCTTTTTCTTTTTTAATTAAATTAATCGTTTCAAAGATAGCTATCCATTTGTCTTTGTTTTTAGGACTCTTTAGCTTTCTAATAGCTTCAGTATAGATTTGATGCTATCTCTTCAAAACTCATTTTTTAACCCAACATTAAAAATGATGCGGCTGCTTCTATGTGTTTGAGCTCAACCGCTTTTCCATCTGCAAATTCACAAGCTCTTTTTAAAAGCTTTTCACTTTTTCTAAAATTGCCACGAGCAAGATTAAAAACCAAATCAATTGCCTTTTTATCCTCTACATCAAAATGCTTACAAAGTGTTTTTAAGTCTTCATCTTTTAAACCTTCTTTATTTTGATAGCAAAGTCCTTTTAATTCCCACTTTGCACCAATTCTAGAGCTTAGCTGTCCATACTCGTTATAATCATTTCTGCCAATGCCTGTAAGGTTATTTTTGAGTTTTCTAGTACCTACTAAGATTAAAGCGGTGTTTGAAAAATCATAAATGCGTCTTAAGCACTCTAATGCTCTAAATGGTAAATGTTCGCTTTCATCAATGATTAAAACCTTTGAAGTTCTTGCTAACTCACTAGCAATGCCTCTAATCTTATCATCAAGCGAGCCTTTAAAGCATATATTTAACTTATTCTCAAGTCCCACTAAAAGCATTCTTTTGCTTGTTTCAGTCGTAGCTTCAAAAAGCACCACTCTTGTGCCATTTTTAGTGGCATATTCTTTAATGGCTCTGCTTTTTCCAGTCCCTGCTTCGCCAATGATTACTCCCATTTCTCTATTACTCATGGCACTCTCAATGGTTACATTAATCGCTTTTGCATCTTTAGTAGCGATAAAAGGGGTTTGAAGCTCTTTTACGCTTTTTTCTTCTACGAAGCTTTTAATATATTTTTCAAGTAAAGGTTCTACTTTTGAAGCGTATTTATAGCCACTACCTTCTTTCATATAGCCCACCATATAGCTTTTATTAATCCCTAAACGATCGGAGAGATTGTTTTGAGAGATGTTTTGGGTGCTTAAAAACTTTTTAGTAAGTTCTACTAATTGCAT